GTACGCTACTGACCCCTATTTAACGTTTCCCAACGCATTTTTAACATTTGCAAACACTTTGTGGCACGCTTTTTGCTATGGGTCGCCCTTACCGTTTTTTAACATTTCGCCGCACACTTTGGCACGGTTTTTGCTATGGCTCACATTTAACATCTTTTGCACAAGTTTGGCACGGTTTTTGTTATGCGTGTGCGCCCGTGAAATTGTTTCACGTGGAACACTGCCACACCGATGCACGAAATAAAATGTTTCACGTGGAACACTGACACACCGCAACACGAAATAAAATGTTTCACGTGGAACACAACACCAAAAGTTAAGAAAGGTTAAAACGAAAATAATTTGTGCGCTTATGCTTGTATGTTAGAAAATGTTGTATCTTTGCAGTGTTCAATTAAACGATTTGAAAATATGAAAGAGTTACTACAACATTTCAGAGAGCAACCGAAAGAAGCAATTAAAGAAGTTGCAATGTGTGTTATGATTTTCGCCGTATGTGGTGCGATGTTGTTTTTATCTGCAATCTTGCAGGGTTGCGCCGTTTCAAAGGGTACAACGGTACGGGGCAAGGCAACGATAGTAACAACCGATACAACGGTAGTAAAACACAACGGTACGTTGAAATTTAAGAAGTCTATGTTTAACAATTAAAAGTTTACTACAATGGAAGAAAAAAGAAACGCATTTGACGAATTTTCGTTTGCCGCTTTGTCGGCGTTGGGTAGCCTTATGGCGTGTAATGAAGTTTGCCGCAACCAACGTGCGGTTATGAAAATAAACCGCTTTCGTGCGTGGCTTATGGACTTGAAGCCGCAAGACAACCCCGAACCAAATTTGCCGTTTGACGGTGAACCGCAAGGACAGACAGCCGAATAACAATTAACAACAAGTTTAACAATTAAAAGAAATACTACAATGAAAAGTTTTGCAAGTAAATTTAACAAGACCACGTTTGGCATTGACACAACCGACTTTCAGTACACCAAGTTAGCCGATATTTTCAACTCTGAAAATGAGGGCGGCAAAGATGTGGTACACAAAATCAATGGGCTTTATGTCCACAAATCACAATTAGGCGACAGCCCCGTAATAATTGATGAGGAAAACAAATGGTTGGTGAACCTACCAAGCCACACCGCCGAAACGGTGCGTGAAATACTTGCCGATGATGAAGCGGTACAAACTATCAAAGACGGCAAAGTCGGGTACACGATTTACGAGTACGAGAGCCACGGCAAGAAGTGTTATTCTATTTCGTTTGTGGACTTGTAAGAGTTTGGAAAGTTATGTTTAACTTTGTAGGGGTTGCAATGTTTGTAACCCCTATTTAATATAACAGCGTATGGCAAATTTAGGTTTCAAGATTAAATTTACAAAGTCTGTTTTCGGGGCAACCCAACGGGCGAAAATCAAAAAAGAGATATTGCAAGCCGTGGAAAGCAGCCCCGAATATCGAAAAGAGATTGCAAGGGTTTTCCAAATGGCGAACCGCCGTATTCAGAATATAGAGCAAAGCGGACAACTTTCGCCAGCCGTGCAAGCGTTAAACAAAGGCGATGTAAAAGGGTTTACCAAGTTTTCAATGAAAGGTGATTGGAACACCCTAAAAATTGAGTACGGCAAGGCGATTTCGTTTTTACGCCAGCCAACCAGTACGGCGCAAGGTGCAAGGCAGTACGGGCAACACCTGCAACGTATGTACGATTTAACGCCCGATGAGTACAACCTTATGGCAGGGAACTTGCAGGGCAAGTTAAACAGCGTTTCAGATAGTGATTTCGTGGAACGGTATTTGATGCGGTACAAAGATTTCACGGGCGAAATGGAGCAAAGCGCAAGCGATATAAGCACACAAATCGAAAGTGAAGCGCGAAGCATATCACGGGCGATTGATGCAGAGATAGAGCGGCAAGCAAATGAGGTAGCCGACCAAATGGAGGATATGCAAAAAGATATAGAGAGCATTTTGCGCAACTTTGGAAAGTTTGGCTTATGAAAAAAATACCTTTTGAGTTACAAGAAAGAATAAACAGCCCGACCGAAATAACCGAAATACTGAAAGCCGCCGTAAATGAAAAAAACATTATCGGAAACAGCAAAGGCGAAAGGTTTTACAACGTGCCGTGCGCCTTTGATATTGAAACAACAAGTTTTTACCGTGATACGGACGGACGGGCGTACACATACGAGCAAGTGCAACGTATGCAGGACGGGAACGGGCGCAAGGCAAAATTAGAGAAAGCCGCAATAATGTACGTTTGGCAGTTTGGCATAAACGGGTATACTATAATGGGGCGCACGTGGGGCGAATTTGTTACGATGATGCAGACCGTAAGCGAGGTTTTGCAACTGAATGACAAATTACGCCTTATTGTGTATGTGCATAACCTTTCATACGAATTTCAGTTTTTGCGCAAGTGGTTTGAGTGGCAACGGGTTTTCAGTATTGATTTGCGCAAGCCGATTTACGCAATAACAACGGGCAACGTTGAGTTTAGATGTAGTTACTTGCTTTCGGGTTATTCGCTTGCAAAGTTGGGCGAGCAACTTATGAAATACAAGTGCGCAAAAGCCGTTGGCGATTTGGACTACCAGCAAATAAGACACGCCGAAACGCCGCTTACTGATGCAGAAATACATTACTGCATAAATGATATTAAAGTAGTGATGTGCTACATACAAGAACGTATCGAGGAAAGCAAGGGGATAACGCACATACCGATAACAAAGACGGGGTTTGTGCGCAAGTATTGCCGTGCGCACTGCCTACGTGAAAAAAGCGATGCAGGAAAGACCGTACCAAATTGGGATTACGTAAACTTGATGCAGGAACTACAAATTACGGGTATGAACGAATTTAATATGCTGCAACGTGCGTTTGCAGGCGGTTTTACACACGCCAACGCCGAATATACAGACGAAATAATGTATAACGTGGATAGTTACGACTTTACAAGCAGTTACCCGTATGTAATGATAGCGGAAAAATACCCGATGTCGCAAGGCGTTGCAATCACGGTTAAGAATATGACGCAATTTGAGTTTTTAATATCAAAGTATTGTTGCGTGTTCGATATTGAGTTTACCAACATATTTGCCAGCGAAACGCAAGACAACCCGATAAGCGCAAGCAAATGTTTTGTGAAAGAAAACCCGTGCGAGAATAACGGGCGTATTGTGGCGGCTTCAAAAATTGCGCTGACAATAACCGATGTTGATTTTAATATAATCAAGAACTTTTACACGTGGGAAAGTATGCGTGTTGGCGAAATGTATTGTTACAAGAAAGAGTATTTGCCGACACCGTTTGTAAAGTCTATCCTACATTTGTACGAAAGCAAGACGAAATTAAAAGGCGTTGAGGGCAAAGAAGTGGAATATCTAAATAGCAAAGAGATGTTAAACAGTTGTTACGGTATGAGTGTTACCAACCCTTTGCGTGATGAGTTTACATATAACGGCGAGTGGGATATTAACTCAATGTCGCCCGAACAAAAGCAGGAACTTTTATACAAGTACAACACCAGCAAAAACCGTTTCTTGTTTTACCCGTGGGGCATTTTCGTAACCGCATACGCACGGCGCAACCTTTTCACGGGCATACACGAAGCAAAAGACGATTACATATACAGCGACACCGACAGCATTAAAATAATGAACGGCAAGGCGCACGAAGCATATTTCAAGGCTTATAATATGCAGGTGCAAATGAAATTACGGGCGGCGTGTAAGTACCACGGTTTGCCGTTTTCGCTTTGCGAGCCGCAAACGATAAAAGGCATAACAAAGACTTTGGGCGTTTGGGATTTTGAAGGTACATATACACGGTTTAAGACTTTGGGCGCAAAACGGTATATGGTGCAAGAACCGAACGCACTAAAAGCAGGCGGACGGGCTTACGATTTCAGTTTAACCGTTTCGGGCGTGAACAAAAAAGCCGCAATTCCCTACCTTATTGAAAAGTACGGGGCAAACGGTATATTTGACGCTTTCACTAATTATCTGGATATACCGCCGCAAGCAACGGGCAAGAACATACACACGTACATAGACTACGAGATAGAAGGCGAAATAACCGACTACAAAGGCAGCACGGCGCATTACAACGAACGAACGGGCGTACATTTAGAGCCGACCGGATACAGCCTTTCCCTTTCGGTTATGTACATAAATTATTTGCGTGGAATTAAATTTAAGGACTAAAATAATAAGAGTATGACAACAAGAAAGACAAAGACAGACAAGCCGAAATTTTACGACTTGAAAGCGATTTTAAGCAAGAACGCCGACTATAATGTTATATTTGGCGAAAGGTCAAACGGCAAGACTTATGCCGCCTTAAAATATGGTTTGGAAAACTATATCAAGACGGGCAAGCAAATGGCGTATATACGCCGATGGCGTGAGGACTTACGGGGCAAACGTGCCGAAAGTCTGTTTGCAAATCACGTGGCAAACGGGCTTATTGAGGAACTGACAGAGGGCAAATTTAACGAAGTGTTCTATATGTCGAACAAATGGTTTTTATCTTACTACGATGCAGAGAAAAACAAACGGACACCCGACCCAACCCCGTTTTGTTACGGGTTTTGTTTGTCCGAGCAGGAACACGAAAAAAGCAGCAGTTACCCGAATGTTACAACGATAGTCTTTGATGAGTTTTTGACACGGCGGTATTATTTGCCCGATGAGTTTATGTTGTTTATGAACCTTTTGAGTACGATAATACGCCAGCGCAACGATGTTAAGGTTTTTATGCTGGGGAACACGGTAAACAAGTTTTGCCCGTACTTTACGGAAATGGGTTTGAAGCAAGTGCCGTTTATGGAGCAGGGAACGATAGATATATACCGCTTTGGCGAACACGGCGCAATAGTGGCGGTTGAGTATTGCAGCACGATAGTACAACACAAAGCCAGCAACAAGTATTTTTGTTTCGATAACCAAAACTTGCAGATGATTACGGGCGGTAAGTGGGAACTTGCAGTATATCCGCATTTGCCGTGCAAGTACAAGCCGCAAGATGTGTTGTTTGTGTATTATATCAAGTTTAACGATGTAGTGTTACAAGGGAACATTATACAAGTAGGCAACGAATGTTTCACGTACATACACGCAAAGACAACCCCGATAAAAGATGAGGAAAGCAGCCTTATTTATTCGCTGGAAATGAACGGCAAACCGAACTACAAACGCAAGTTGTTAAGTACGGCAAGTTACGTGGAACAACAAGTCGCACGGTTTTTCGCAATAGACAAAGTTTTCTACCAAGATAACGAAATAGGCGAAATAGTACGCAATTATTTAATTACAAGCGCAAAGACAAACATTGTTTCGCTTAAATGAAAATAACGGCGGTTTGGTGCAAATTTCGTGCCGAACCGACCGTTTTACGAAATAAATGCCTATTTTTGCAAGTAGTAACTAAATTATAACGATATGGACGCAAATACTATTATTCAAATCATTTCAAGTTTGGGTTTTCCGATTGTGATGTGTGGCGCATTGTTTTGGTATATGGTGAAACAAAGGCAGGCGCACCAAGAAGAAACGGAACACCTCAAGGACACGATTGCGGAAAATACGAACGTGTTAGCCGAATTAACAACGCTTATTAAAGTTTTGACAGATGAGAAAGAAAGATAACATTTACAAGTTGTATCAGCAACAAATAAGGGACAAAGACACCGCCGTAACCGAATTTATTGCGAACACGTTGGCGAAAACTCAAAGTATGTTTGAGTATGAGGGTTTGCCCGACAGCATACCGAAAAAGGAATTGGAACGGCTTTTGCAGACCACGGGCAACGCCTTTGTTACCAGCGTGGACGGGGTTTTGTATGCGCTTTCGGGCGGCAAAGGCGGCGAACCCGATGTTTACGGACGGGCAACGCTTTACACCGTGGCGAACCCTGCATTAAAGTTAAACAAAACCTACGATATTCAGAAAGACGGGGTTTTGATTGAAAATGACAGCAACGGCGAAAGCCTTTTGCCGCTTATTGGGCGTTATGCCGTCTTACATACTGACGGGCTTATTTCGTTGAACACGGCAAGCATTTTGACCCGTATCACGATGCTTATAAGTGCCAGCGATGACAAGACAAAACAGAGTGCCGAGGAATTTTTGCGCAAGATACAAGACGGCGAATTTTCAATTATCGGGGAAAACGCATTTTTCAAGGGCGTAAATATGCAGACAGCCCCGACCACAAACAGCGTGTATATTACACAACTTATTGAACTGATACAATACTACAAAGCCAGTATGTACAACGAATTGGGGCTAAACGCAAATTATAATATGAAGCGTGAACGGCTCAATTTGGGCGAGGTAAGTATGAATGTTGATGTACTTTTGCCGTATGTGGATAATATGCTAAAAGAAAGACAAAATGCAGTTGAGAAAATTAACGAAATGTTCGATACCGAAATTTCGGTTAAACTTGCTTCAAGTTGGGGTTTGGAAAGAGATAATTACAACGCTTTGGAGGCTGATTTGGAAACGGCAAAGGAAAACCCCGACCCGACAGAAGAACCCGACCCGACAGAGGAAACAACCGAAACAGACGGAAACGGAACGGAAACAGACGGGAACGATACCGAAACAGAGGAAACAGAAGAAACGAAAGAAACAGACGGAAACGGAACGGAAACAGACGGGAACGATACCGAAACAGAGGAAACAGAAGAAACGAAAGAAACGGAAACGGACGGTAACGATACCGAAACAGAGGAAACAGAAGAAACAGAAGAAACAGAAGAAAACAAAGATAAACAATGAAATACAGCGAACTATTTACAAAGGGTAACGGGATATTCGCAACGGTTTTCAAGACCGAATATCCGACAGAGTACGCCGCAATTTTCGGCGATACCGACCCGACCAAGTTAGACGCTTACGCCTTACTGATGTACGGCGGCAAGACCGTTGTAAGCAGCATAACCAGCGACAACGCAAGCGATGTTGTTTCGGCGGTGATTGCGGTAAACGTGCAAGGCTGGGAACGTGAAGCGGCGGCGATGTTAGCCGATTACGATGTACTGACACCCGTAACGGGGCAAATTGAACGCACGGAAACGGTTACTTTGCAGGAAAGCACCGACAACACCGAAACGGGCGCAAACAAGGCGTTTAATGACACCGATTTTTCAGACAGCGACCGAAAGACCGCCAACGATGAGAGAAACCGCACCGAGGAACGCCAAACAACCGAAACCAGCAAAGGAACGGGCGCAAGCAAATCAATTTCGACCGAAATTGCAAAAGAATTGCAGTTAAGGCGTGATAATTGGAGAAAAAACATTATCTTTGCTCTTGTAAGAGAATTAACAACGAGTATTTACGAATAACTAATTTAATTTTTAGCAATATGGATGTAAAACAGATTTACACGCTTATTAACAGCGTATCGGATGAAGTGTTGGGAAAGACTGACATTGTAACCGAGGATTTGACGGGCATTGTGGATTTGGGCAAAGAAGTGTTCAATCAAAATGCCGTGGATAATTACGTTAAATCACTTGTAAACCATATCGGCAAGGTGATTTTCGTGAACCGACCTTATGCGGGCAAAGTGCCAAGCGTTTTAATGGATGCGTGGGAGTTTGGCAGCGTGCTGGAAAAAATAAGTGCCGATGTTCCCGAAGCCGAGGAAAACGACACGTGGAACTTGACGGACGGACAGAGTTACGACCAAGATGTTTTCCACAAACCGACCGTTACCGCAAAGTTTTTCAACTCAAAGGTTACGTTTGAAGTGCCCGTATCAATCACCGAAAGGCAGGTTAAGGAAAGTTTCAGCAACGCCGCACAACTTAACGGCTTTATTTCGATGATTTATGCAGCCGTTGAAAAGTCAATGACTATCAAGGCAGACGCTTTGATTATGCGCACTATTAACAATATGATTGCGGAAACCGTTTTGGCTGATGCGCAAGCGTTTGGAGCAACGGCGGCAGGTGATATGGCGGGGGCAGACCTTTCCAGCGCAAGCACTGCAAGATGTGTGAACCTTTTGAAGTTGTATAATGACAAGTATTTCCCTGCAACGCCGGGCACACCCAGCCCGACCCCGAACCCCAACGCACTGACAGCGGCAAAGGCGATAACCGACCCCGATTTCATACGCTTTGCGTCTTACGTTATGGGTACGTATGCCGACCGCCTGCAAAGCATTTCGACCGTGTTCAATGTTGGCGGCAAGGAAAGATTTACGCCGAAAGATATGTTGCACGTTGTACTTTTGTCCGACTTTGCAAAGGCAGCGCAAACCTATCTTTATTCCGACACGTTCAACCGTGGTGACGTGCTTTTGCCGCAAGCCGAAACCGTACCTTTTTGGCAGGGCAGCGGAAAGAACTACGACTTTGCCAGCACGGGGCACATTAATGTTAAGGAAAGCGGCGGCAAAGCCGTTGAAATTACGGGCGTGTTGGGCGTAATGTTCGACCGTGATGCGTTGGGCGTTTGCAATCTTGACAGACGGGTAACAACCAACTACAACGCAAAAGCCGAGTTTTTCAACAACTATTACAAGTTTGATGCAGGGTATTTCAACGATGGAAACGAAAACTTTGTAGTATTCTTTATTGAGTAACTCAATAGGTATTAGATTGTTTAACTTTGGGCGGTGTGGGTGCAGGTGAAAGCGCACCGCACCGCCTTTTTCTTTACCGATATGACAACGATAAATTTTTATTCATACAACGGACACCCGAACACGGTAAACAAGCAGTTAGGCACGTTTACGGCGATTGAGGGAGATTTGCGGCAAACTTTTGATGTGTTGCGCCCGACCGTAACACTACGAAAGCAGCCCCGACCGACTTTCAATTATTGTTATATTCCCGATTTGGGGCGGTATTATTTCGTGGAAAGGGTAAGTTTTGAGGGAAACAACGCCTACGAACTTGCATTGCGTATTGACGTGCTTAAAACCTACGAAAGCGAAATTTTGGCGGCAACGGGGCGTGTATCTGAAAGCGACAACCCCGACCCGTATATTTCAAACCGTGATACCGTTTACAAGCGCACCCCGAATTTCGAGAAAGTGCCGTTTGCAAATAAGGGCTTACTCAATGACACGGGCGGCATTATTATGGTAACATTAAAAGGAACTGAAAATTAAAAAAGTATGGCAGTAATTGTAAATATACCTAACGCACACGATGATAACAGCCAGTGGAACGCAAGTGGCGGTTATTGGGATATAAACGTAAGAACGAATGACGGTTATTTGTTTGTAGGCGATATTAAGGCGGTTTATAACAACACAAGCGTTGTTTTGGGGCAAAACGGCGCAAAGGTTTGGGCATATGGTGAGTTGTCCACCGATGCAGACACGGAAATAACTATCACGGGAAACACCCGAAGCGAAAACGATTTGGAAGTTATAAACAACATACCGAACACGACAGCAACGGGAACAAAAGGCAGCGGTTATTATGATGCGAGCATACAAGTAACGGCAAACGAGGGTTACAAGATAACGGCGGCGCAAGTGGAGTTTACGGACAGTTACGGCTACACCGAGACGCAGGACTTGACAATTTCGCCAGACGGCAAAACGGCGAGTTGGGAGTATGACGATGCCCACACGCGCGAGAGTTTCACGCTTACGGGTACGACAGCCATCGAGGGAACACCCGAACTAACCGTTACAAACGAAATAGCGGACACGACCGAACAACACACGTATGACGGACAAACGGCGACTTTTACGGTTAATGGTAAATATCCAAGATACCGTTTTAAGCAACCGACCGTAAATTATACGGGTACGGACGGGCAACCGAAAACCGTACAAATGGAAGTTGAGGTTTTGGAAAGTGGAAGCATAGCAACGGCAACCGTTACGGATATAGACCCGACAAAGCCCGTAACGATAACGGGGCAATACTTGTACGCTATAATGGTAGAACTAAGTTTAAGTAATTGTTATGCAGACTCCGAAATACCCGAACAGTTGTTTGAGGGCGACACGTTAAGCGTTGTTTTGAAAGCGAACCCGAACACGGCGTTTGATGATACGGACGAAAAGAAAATACCCGTTTTTTCATACCAAGACGAAAACGGATATTTTCAAAATAAACCGCTAACCGTTTCAGAGGATAAACAGACCGCAACGGGGCAAATTTTGTTAGGCGATTATCATAATATGGAAGTAGTTGCGGAAGCGTACCCCGTTACCGTTGTGGGCGAGCAGTACGGGGCTATAAACGTGTATTTGGTAACGCTTGATGAGTTGGCAGAGTTTAGCGGCAAACGGTTTTTCAAAGAAACGGGAACAGACCCAAGCACGGGCGCACCCATATACGAAAACATAGATTTGGGTGCATACATGAACAAGATACGCCGTATTTACACCAACATAGGCGCAAGCAGCACCGATGTAATACGATGCGGCAACTACAATACGGGTGTATCTTGCCACCAGCCAGCGCAAGACAAAATAACGCTTGACTTTGGCACGGCGGTAGTACCAGCGCACAATGAGGACAACACCGACTACGAAAGCGAAATACAAATCTTTTTGCCGTTTGCAGGCTTTGTAACACTCAATACCGATTATGCCGGCAAAACGATAGCTTTGCAGTACGTTATAAACGTGGTAACGGGCAACGGGGTTGCGCTTTTGTCCTGCAATGGCGTTGTATTTCAAGTTGAGGAAACAGAGCCAAGCAGCGAAATAATATACCTTTCACCCAGTACCCAAGTTAAAACCGTGGGCGGCGATGATTGGAACGAAATGTTATATTACGGTTTAGAACCTTACATTTACTGCAAGTGGTACGAGAGCGCAAGCAACGGGCGAAACAATGACAGACAAACGGGCATTTTAGGCGATTTCAGAGGGTTTAACGTGTTCGATGATGTAACACCTATCCACACCGCCGAAATGCTTGCAGAAGAGCAGGAAATGATATACACGGCTTTGTCTGACGGCGTTTATATTGAGTAACTGCAAGGCAGGATAAAAAGAAAGGCGGCAACTTGATTGTTACCGCCTTTCTTTTGCTTGCTGATTGTTATTTGTCCTGCAATGTTTCAACGCCCGTTAAACCGATGTACAAGTTTGTGGGGTAACATTCGCAAAAGGTTTTGAAACGCCCGATAAGTTTTTCAGCGGCGATAAAGTCATACGCTTGATTTTTGCAGGCGACTTCTTTTGCAAACTTGTTGCGTGTATCACGGTTAAACACGATTTGATTTTCCAAAATATCCACACCCGTTTGCAGGCTTTCGGCGATGCTTTCCAAACTTGTACGAATTTCGGGCGCATTTGCCGCCAAAAACTCAACGTGTTTTTTACTTGTAAGCAACATTTCTTGTAATGCGTTTAACACTTTCTGATTTTGATAAAGTAAATCGGTTGTTTTCATTTTTATAAAGTATTTAATTGTTTAACACGCTGCAAAGTTAAGCATTTATTTTACCTGCAAGCGGATGGCGTGTTATTTTGTGTTAAATTATTATTTTAACTTTGTTTAACAGTGTTCCACGTGAAACATTTTATTTCGTGCATCGGTGTGGCAGTGTTCCACGTGAAACAATTTCACGGGCGCACACGCATAACAAAAACCGTGCCAAACTTGTGCAAAAGATGTTAAATGTGAGCCATAGCAAAAACCGTGCCAAAGTGTGCGGCGAAATGTTAAAAAACGGTAAGGGCGACCCATAGCAAAAAGCGTGCCACAAAGTGTTTGCAAATGTTAAAAATGCGTTGGGAAACGTTAAATAGGGGTCAGTAGCGTAC